GCTGTCGATTCGCATGCGAACAGTGCCGCCCGTTTGCAGATTCACAGAGGCTGAGCTAACTTCTCCGTAAATACCACCTAAATTACCGCCAGTATTGTTTGTAAATTTAATTCCTGGTTGTGATCCTACACCACCAGCTCTTGCAGCAATAATTTCTAATGTCTGAGCGTTACCTGTATCTTCAAAAAGTGTTAAACGACTAGAGCTTGCAAGAGCTGATGCTCCAATACCAACATTGCCCGAGCTGTCGATTCGCATCCGCTCGCTTCCATCAACAGCAAATCTAATATCTGTGCTAGAGCGGGCATTGTCAGGATCAGCTAAAAACTCGATATTGCCATTGGAAGAAGACGTAATAAGTGAGTAAGATGCACCTCCCGCAACATCACTATCTTCAAGTCGAATGGTTGCAAGAGAAGATGCAATATGTAAATTTGAGCTAGGCGACGTTGTGCCAATCCCAACCCTGCCCGAGCTGTCGATTCTCATTCGCTCGGAACCGTCGCCCGAGAAAGTGATATTACTGTTTCCTCTTACGTTATTTGGATCAACGTGAAAAGCTAAATCAGTGTTGTCGTATGCAATCGTCGAATCATTGTTTGAGACAACGGTATTTTCTAGGCGAATTGCTCCGCTATTGGATTTAATATGCAGCGAGTCCTCAGGCGACGTGCTGCCAATCCCAACTCGGCCCGCGCTGTAAGCAATACCTCCTGAAACATCACTCCATTGGCTAACAGTTGCCCCAGTAGCAATGCCATCTAGTTTAGTATGATCAGCATCAGTAAAAGCATTAGTATCCGCCTGAGACTCATACAGAGCTTTAATTTCAGATCCAGTTTGGTCAGCCGTTGCTGCAGTTTCAATACCATCTAATTTTGTTTTATCAGCGGATGTTAGAAGGCCCGAATCTGTACCAGTAGCACCTACTAAAGTAGCATCAGTACCAGCCGTATTAGTAATTACGTTAGCAGTAGAAGATTTAGTAGTTGCTAAATTAACTTCACCATTTTCCAGATATCTTCCATCTGGATCGTAAGGGACATAGACATTGAAATCCCAACTAGAACCATTCCAAATGACTCTAGTAGCAATACCACTATTCCAATTGACACCACTTGGTAAACTATTAATTACGGGAAGAGGTGCAGCATTAACTATTGGTGGTGTAACTACTGTGCCATCGACATTAGTACTATCAGCAACTTCATATCTAATATTGGTAATAGAAGGATCAGCTAGTAAGCCAGCAGCTACAGTATTTAGTGCTGATGTATTAGCAACACCTATATACAACGCTATTTGTGACAAGGTATTATCAATAATATCGATCTCACCCTGAGCTTTATTAGCTATATCTTGGTTTTCTTGTACTTTAAAAAGTAATTGGTCATAATTTTTATTTAAATCTTGTGCTCTAAATGTGGAGCCTGCACTAAAATTGGCTACGTTTTCAGAAATATCTGTATCTCGATAGATAAAAACGTTGGCATTAGCAGGGATACCTGTAGCTAAAACAACAGTTGTCCCAGAAACTGAAACAACAGTCCAAGCCGCTCCATTTACCTTTGCAAAAACATCTTCAGTTTCAAGATAATAAGGAGAATTCCAGGTTACAGTGAAATTTGTTTCATTAGCGGAAGTGGTTAAATAAGTATTAGTAGAAAGAGGAGTGTAAGTCATCTAAATTGTTCCAGTTGTTTCAATTGTTGTTGTGTTTTTTCTGCTTGCTTATATGCACCACTAGGGTCGCCTGCTTGCATTTTCTTATCGACCATTTGTTTACCAAGAATCTTCACTTGAATGTTGGGGTATCGTTGCAATAGCTGTTGTTCAGCTACAGCTTTAGCATCTTTGACTAAGGTTGTGAGACGGTCAACAACAGGCAGCTTCTTTGTTTCAGGCTGCAACTCGTCAAATGTCTTACCAGTGGATAATTCAGCACGTACAATATTTAATTGGTCATTAAATTTATCATTCTTCATCATTTTTTCTACTTCTTTATAGATCTGCATTTGACCAATAAGCTTAGAAAGCTGTGATCGCTCTGCACTACTATACTTATGTGTACCGGTACTGTCAGTAAGCATCATTTGAGATAGATCGATACCAGATTGATTTACCCAGATACGCCATGGTTCTTCAGATTGAGACATAGGAATAGGGTTAATAGCATTTAACATACGAAGCATAGGATTATCTATCTCTTGGATAGGTTGCCCTGTCCACCAATCAAACTTCTTAGGTACTGTTGTATTAACAATAGGAATACGACTAGAGATATAGCCTTGAAGATCATCATATGTTTCTTTTAAGCTGCTATCAATACCCTTAGCAAGCACAGCTTGAGCACTAGAGAGAGGTATTGCCATACGAGAGTAGTTATTTAGAAGACGTTGCATAGCACCTTCATCACCCTGTGTAAGAGCAATCAAAGGTTCTAGACCAGTCAAAGGAGAAGCACTACCAAAGCTTTGAGATAAGGTCCAACCAAGCTTTCCAATTATATCTTCTTTAAAAGGAGATGACATATCTGATGAATACTCAGCCATATCACCTACCATTGCAAGGATAGGGTCTAACATCTGAACACCAGCGTAGGATACCCAGATACCACCTAATTTAATAGTCTTTGGTTTCCAATTATTACTAATGAGATAATTTTTACGTGCTTTATCCTTAGGATAGTTACCACGAATATTACCAGATAGAGCATATTGAGCTGCACCAAGAGCAGTCATAGAACCAACAACTAAACGACCTGTATATTCAGTCTTCATGTTGTCTAGAATACGTAGCTTATCAGGATCATTAGGTGAAATACCATGTAAGACCATTACTTCATCAATCTGTTCTGGAGAAGTAGCCATTAGTGCTTTAGCATTACGGCTAGAATTAGGAATAGCAGCGAATGGTGTATATGTAAGGGCTTTACGGGCTTGGTTAATACCTGTATTAGGAAACATCATGAATGCTTTTAAAGCAGGAAGCTTAGTTGTAGCTTTAGATAGGAAGTCACCAATACCTGTAGTTTCATTTAATGCAATATCAGCAGCCTGCTGCTTAGTCCAGCTATCCTTTATAAGATCAGTTTTAGGATCAAACACTTTAGAATAGTGTTTCTCTTGTGCAGCTAAAAGTTTCTCAGGATCCATCTTCTGACCAGCAGTATACGCTTCATCCCACGCATTAAATTTAGATACCATAGTAGCCATCATGATATTAGTAGCACGGTCAATACCAAGCATAGCGTTAGTACCATATCTCATGAATTTATTCATGCTGAGATAACGATTGGCTTTATTCCAACGTGATAACATTAGATTACCAAAATCACCATTACGCTCATACTCAAGAGCCATACGGTCAAGGATTTCCTCAGTGTTCTTAGATGATTGGAAGCTGTAATCCTTTCTCAACATCTGCATCATTGATTCAGGATCAGTAGCTGACTTCTTAAAAGTCTGCCAACCATCATTTAAAGCACGACCCATGACATCAAATTCAACACCAAAGGCATACATGCCCTTACGTAGATCACTAAAGTCTTTCTTCATGACACCACGTACACCAGCACCAACCATATAATCAATAGGCTTCAATGCCAGGGACGACACACCACCAATCATTGCACGACCTGCTGATAGGCCAGATAATACGTTGTTATAGATAACACCTTGGAGGTTTTCATTAAACGATGTGGAGCCAAACTTACTGCCTACAACAGCAGTCATAGGATTGATCTGAGTTTTAGCCCAAGCATTTAACTTAGCGATGGTATTAACATTACCATTAGACATATCATATGCCATGTATAGGTTAGCCGCCATTTCGGGATTATCTTCCTTAAATTTCCTCAAATCGACTGCAAACTGTTGAGCATCCTCGTGATTACGTTTAGCTACACCAGTGAAATGTTCAGCAATTGCAGTAGGATCTTTAGATTTCCACCAGGCCACATTCTCCAGTGACCAACCTGAAGTGTATTTAGCAATTCCATATTCTTCAGTAAGTAATGCTAATTTATCAGTAATAATATCTTTTATAGCATCTTCATTGGCTTGACCTTTAAAGATACGCATAGCATCTAGATGTGCTTCAACTTCTTTAGCAGTAGTTTCTATCACTCTAGCTGACATAGCAGACACATCTTCACCAAGGAATTCCTTAGATAGATATTTAATTGCCTTACCTACGTCGGGCATTCTAGAGTCAACAAGCATATTGACACCAAATTCTTCAGTAACCATACGCGTATATTTCTTAGGCAAAAGAACGGCACGTAATTCATCAACATCCTTTGCACTAACAATCTCAGTAAAGAGATCAAGTGCATCATCATGCATTTGTTTTTTAACAAAACGGAAGCCGTCAACATTGGCGGCAAAATTACCACCTTCATTGAGATCCTCAACAAGCCTAGAAACAATCGCTCTAGATGGTTCATCCAATTCCATACCATCCTTCAACATAGGTTTAGAGATGAGAGGCGCAGGTATTCCTGTTGATGTACCAGACCTAGTAGCAGCAATATCAGCCGCATTACGAGCTACATTTGCCCTAGGAATAGCTTGTGTAGGACGTGCAGATTCAGGTGCTAATGGTGATTGGATATCAGCATCGAAGGTAACCCTTTCAGGATCTTGCTGTAATTTTTTAGCTCCAATTTCATCGGTCTGCCATCCACGAGATGCTTGACCTTCTTCAATAGCAGAAGCTAATGGGTCAACAGTTGCAGATGTACGGCCAGTATTAAAGTAAGATTGAAATAAAGCAGCATTCTCTTCAATTAATGCATCCTGTTTAGTTTGCAGTAATGCAATATCAGATGGATCAGTAGTAATTGCTAGTTCATCTGCAATCTGAGCAATCTCTTCGTCTAATTCCATAGAACGAAAGACAGTATCAGGATCAGGATTCTCTCTAACTTTAATCTCTTTGAATGCTTTAGCTGCATCATCTTTTGGTTCAAACCAATTCATGATTGGCTTACCTGCTTTAAACAGGTAACCAATGGCATCACCAATTACGGATAGGCCACCTGCTTCCAGCATAAGTTTATTACGTCGTACTTCAGGTGAATCATCATCCATTACCTGAATAGCTTGCGGAACCTTTAAACCCATTGGTCTACCAATAGATTCTAAGAATTCATCAGTACTACGAGCTAAACCTTCATCACGTTCTGAGTAATCAGAAAGATAAGCGATACTAGTATCAGCTACAGCACTAGCACCAACTGCTGCAATACCTGCTGCTACTTTACCACCATTAATAGCTGATACAGCTCTACTAGCGGCAGGTCCTGCTACTAGAGAAGCTGCAACACTAGGGACAATGACAGAAGCCATATCTCGTGCAGCAGCAGTTGCAGGGTTTTTAAACCTTGTCATTTCATCCCAGGAGTCATCAATAGATGCAGCACCAGGGATATTGCCAATAGCATCCATTCCAAAATCAACAAGGCCAAGTTCCATACCGACCTTACCTAGAATGGCTGCCTCAGCCTCTGCGTCAGTATCAGCAGTAGCTGCTTCAATACCGGCAGCAATTGGACGACCAACAATGGGAATAGTCTGAGCTACAGCACTACCAGCTCTACCAATTGTCTTTTTATTATCTTCGATAAACTGTCCAGCTTTTTCTAGAATGTTTGGTTCTTCAGCTTCAGGTTTTGGAGGAGCTTCCGTAGGAGCTACCTTACCATCAGGTCCTGGTCTACCTTCTTCAACATTAGGACCTTTATAAGATCCATCATCAGGGTTTTCGTAGTATCTCTTCAGTTGCTCTTCATCATCGTAAGTAGAAGGCTCGAAAGGAGAGTATGTCATGCTTTAGATCCATGTAGGAATGAGAAACGTCTACCATCAGGTAGTTGAATTATTGCTTTATAGCCGAATGAAGTGTTATAACCACCAACTACACGAGCGCCTCCTTTAAGCTTCAGCAAGCTGCCACTAGCTGTTGGATAGTCCCATCCTAGGTGTATACCATTACGGTACTTCCTAGCGGCATAGAAGGATGTATTAGCGGGTCTATTACCCTTACCGTAATACTTCTCTGCTAGTTCTGACATACCAACTTCTCCAAATTCAGGATCACTTACAGAAACATAGTTCTCTAGTGCATCCTCATCAAAGTAAGCGTTTGTCTCATCAGCAGCAGTATTAGGATTATCTGCTTGTTTTACATCTAAATGTTCAGATGGATCCATACCAGGTGCCATAATATTTCCAGTCTTATAGAACACCTGTTTCATTGTAGGTGACATATAATTAGGATCAGTAGCTGGTGAACCTTTATATTCAATAATAGGTTGGTCTGGTTTAAAGCCCATACCTTCCAATACACCTAATGTCTTTGTTACATAATTAGGGTCAGTAGCATATCCTGCATTGTATATAGCTTCAACAGCTTGGCGATATGTCTTAGCTTCTTTAAACCCAGGCGCTTTAGATGCCCATGCATTCAGGTCTTTTACTGACTCAAGAGGTGATGCATAGTTCTTAAAAGTAGAGGGTTGAGATATAGGCTGACCATCAATGAATTCTTTAGTTGTAGCTCGTGTACCCTGACCATCCTTACTCTTAATATTAAATAGAGCATTAGGTCCATGTACAGTCTTACCACGACCAGTCTCTAATGCCCACATAGCAGCCGCTAGAGGAGGTGATTTGAAGCCTGCTGCAGTAGCTAAGGACATCACATCCTGTTCACCTTGGAAGCCCGTACGGACCTTGTTGACGGCATTACCAGAGCTAATGATTGATGTAGCAATACCAGCACGAGTAGGTTGCTTAAGCATACTTTCAAGTGCAGGGTTATCTACAATCTGTTCAGACAGTACATCATATGATCCTGGTTTAATTTCTTGTTTAATACCTGCAGCTTTTAACTGCTCATTCAATACTTCATAAGGCTTCTTTTTAGTAAGGCGTGCTACTTCATTAACCCATGGTGTATATACAACAGAACGGCCATTCTTTACATCACCTTCTAAATCAGCCAGGTAACCTGTTGATAGATATACCTTCTCTGCTAGTAGGCTAGGTGAAGCAGTAATGTCTTGATATTGTTTAGATACATCAGAACGTTGTTCAGGTGTAAAGTTACCAACTCGAAAGTTCTTTACATAGCCTTGTGTTTTATCAGCTTTATTTGCAGGTACAACATAGAATGGATTCTTTTCATCATCCATACCATTAGCTACATAAGTAATTGTATCCTTCTTTGCTTCAATAGCTACCTGATCAGGAGTAAGCTTAGGATCTTCTGAAAGTTCTTTTAATCTATTGACATAGTAATCACCAGCAGTTGCTGTAGCCCAGCCAACGCTAGCATCAACACCAGTTCCAAGATCCATTTCGCCTAGCTTTGAACGGAATAAAGCTTTAATTTCTGTTTCTACATCTTTTCGTTTATAACCTTCACGTTCAGGATTAGTAGTAGGTCCAAATTGTTGGATTCTTTCATTAAGGCTTGAGATCTGATTTTTATTTAACCAGTTCATATTCTGTTGAAGATCAAGCTCCGTCAATGTACCTTGATTAGCTTGTGCCTCAAGATCGACATAGGCTTTCGTTTTGTCAATCTTGTCAGCGTTACCAGGACCATACGCTTCAAATCTATCTACTGCACGCTGATATAAAGCAGGATCAGTAGCTCTATACTTAAGAAGTCCTCTTCGGATTTTTACAGCCTCAACACTATCAATACGTTGATCATTTTCTAAAGCAGTAGAGACAATAGTATCAACTTCTTCATCAACAATGGCCGCGTTACGAGTATCAACACTAGTTTCAATCCTGTCTTCACGCTCAGAAATAACCTTGTTTAATTCAAAGAGTGCTTCACTAGACTTGACATCCTCTAATGTACCTACTTGATCACCATTAAACATAAATTGTTGGTTATTAATCCACTGTTTAATGGCTGGCAGATCATTATCAAATTGACCAGTCTCTACAAGATCCTGTACTTGAGGCAGGTAAACACTATCTCTAATAAATGCCTTATCAATACTACCATCAGGTTTTAAGAATTTACCGCCAGACTCGACCGCAATGCGATTGATAGAACGTTCCATCGACATAGTAGAGTCAGGATTATCATTCTGAGTAAATCCAACATAAATTTCAGAAGTAAGAACTCTATTTTCAGATGCTTCCTGCTGTTTAACTTTTTGCTCTTCTACGTTAATTTCATTCGCAGCTAAAAATCTACCAATAGCCCGGTCTGCAGGATCAGTAAAATTTTTTTTAGTCCAAACTGGATCAAGTTTATCGAATTCAACAGAATTAGCTACTCGCATTTTGAGTTGCTCAGTAGCTTGATAAGCCAACAGACCACCTCTATTTAAGGCATCCTGAACAGTAAATTCTAACTCTTCACCATCTTGATCAGTAACTTTAATTCTAGAATCTAAATTCTCTTTTATATACTGAGGCATATAGTTTGCAACATGTGCAGCTTTAGCTTTCTGCCATATAAGAGGTTTATAACCTGCACCCATTTGACGTACAGGATCAGCTTGAAGCTCACCGGCTGTCTCGGCAATTTCATTCGCAGAGGAATTTGCAGTTGCATAATCAAGTAGACTTTGATTTTCCTCTGCTACTTTTAAACCAATTGTACGATTATACTGCTCTATATTAGTAGCTTTAAGTTGGTTTAACTCATTAGTTGCATCATAGAACTGTTGTATATTTTTCTCATTTTCTTTGTTAATCCAATTCTCTGTATAAACTTCACCAGCTTTAACAGAAAACTCACCAATAGATTTCCAAAAACTTTCAGAGTTTGCTCCTTGTTGTATGGTGTTAGCAATACGCTGATCCTCATTACGATTAACAGAATCCTGATAATCACGCCTAAAGGATTGTTCTAACTGAAAATTTTTGTCCCTATTTTGTTGCTCGTCTCTTAATTTTTGACGCATGACATCCATGTAGGAGCGTTGCTGCTCCTGAATCATGCGCTCTCTTTCTTGAAAGTTGCGAGACTCTTGTGCGTTAGCTTGCAGGATCCGTCTTGAACGTCCTGGATTCGGTGAAGTAGAAAAGGAGCCGTAGCTCCCATAAGACCTGTATGCCATTTTAAAATGATGTTTAGTTTGCTTTACTTATTAGCCACCTAGAGCCTTATTAATAGCCCCAGCATTTGACAGAGTTAATGAAGCTATATTACCTAGCCCCTGTCCAACAGCAGATAACACTGCTCCACCTTTAGCTACACCTTTGATAGGTTTAGGAGTTTCCATAGGCTCCCTTGGATCCTGGTAAATAGTCTTAGGATATTTAAGGGGTTTAGCTGGTTTAGGACCTTTAACAGGTTTAACCAAACGATCTTTATCAGCCGTAAGGTCTGCACTATATTGATCCAATGCAACACCTTTGACGTTAGCATCAAATGCTTTATCAATGGATTTGATAGATTGCTTGTACTCGTCTTTTTCAATCTCACGTTGTGCATCAGCACGTTTGAGTTCTTTGTTTTGTTGTGCTTCAGTAAGATCATAATCTCTAGAAGCAGATTTAAATGCTTCCTCAGCACCTAATTTATTAACTTTATAATCATCCTTAGCAGCAAGCTTAGCATTTTTAGAACGTTGAATATCAAAACCATATTGAGATAAGCTTGCATCTAATGATGCCATAAGCTGTTTCTTTTCAGTCGTCATTGATGCAAGACTATTTTTAAAGACTTGATCTTCAAGCGTTATTTTATCCTCAGTTTGCTTTTTGACAAGCTCATTGTTGGCGCGCTGATTTTCAACAAGCCTACCTTTATCTAAATTCTGAAGACTTTCGGTTTCAACAATATCCTGCGTTTGACGTGCAGCATCAATCTCTGAAAGTTCTTTAATAGCATTTTGCTGCTTAATATCGCGATCACGATCAATTTGACTACGTTTAAGATTGTCTGTTTGATTGTCCACGCCCCGATTCATATCTGCTAAATCACGTTCAAGAGTTTGATTCCCTTGGTTCATAGCACGATCTCTATCTGCTCTATCTTGATCTAATCGAAGAGAATCCTGATTTAAAGCCCGATCCTTATCACCTTTTCTACGTTCTAGGTTTTGTGAATCTTGAAGTAGAGCACGATCCCTATCTGATAAGTTACGACTTAAAGTTTGATCAAGTTGATTTTTCCTTCTAGCTGTTGTACTCTCTTGGTCCCGTTCTGTTTCCAAATTCTGCGCTAAACGCCTGTCGCGGTCAATCGCCTCTCTAGATAAAGATTCTTTAGATTGATTCTTTAATAAGTCACTAGAGCCTTTAGAAAATGCTAAATCTTGTTCGGCCTGAGTAAGCCCTCTAGCGCGATCAGTAACACTTCTCTTGAAGGTATCCTGTTGGTCACGTTTACGGCGTTCATTCGATATCTGCTGCATAGATTTTAAACTACCAGCTTCTTTGATACGTCGCCTAATATTAGTAACAAGATCGCCTTGCTGGATATCACCACGGAGAATACTGTCAGTAAGCTGTGCATTCGCACGACCTGCAGAAGCCATAGAAGAAGCTACAAGACGTGCAGCAGACCTTCCTCGACGACCAGATGCAGAAGCGATTCCTTGTGACTGTAGAGCCTCAAGATTGTTAGCCTGCTGCTGAAACATTTGTGTAGCGCGTTGCTGCTGATATTGCAATGCACTAGTAACCAATTCACCTTTAAGGTCAGAAATACGATTATTACCTTCAAATAGCTGGTATTTAGTTTGATCATCAAGATCAACAATAGCTTGATCTTTAGCAAGTCTTTGGTCTCCTAAAGTATCCTCAATAGACCCTATGGTTTGTTGAGTTTTTAATTGTGCAGATTGTAAATCACGATCTAGATTTTGTTGCAATTGCTGTGTAGCTAAACTAGAATCACCAAACTGATCTTTAATATTTTCCCTGGCTTGCTTATTAGCTAGTTTTTGAGATCCAAAATTACCTTGTAAATCAGCTTGTTGCTGTGCGGTGGCAAGAGCAGCATCACCAAACGAATCCATGATATTTGCACGATTCTGCTCACTAGCTAATGATTGATCACCAAATTGAGCACCAATATTTGAACGATTAATATCACTCTCCATGGATTGGCGTCCAAATTGCGCAGAGATATTTTCTTGATTCTGTTGATTAGCTAATTGTTTATCGCCATAGGCATCTGTAATTTCAGCCTTATTCTGCTCACTGGCTAATGATTGATCTCCAAAACTATCAGTAATACTGGCTATGTTTTGATTGATAGACATGATCTCACGATCACGCTTTGCAGCAATGGAATCTGTTTGCTGAGCATTTTGTAGCTTCTGATTAGCAAAGTTAGAATTAATGCCAGCTATATTTTGAGTAGAAGCAAGATTTGCATTGTCAATTTGATTTTGCAAAGCTTGTTTATTACCAAGCGTATTAGTCTCAAGAGAAGCTTGTTGATTAACAAAAGCCTCATCAGCGAGTGTTTTCTTATCTTTAACAAATCCTTTATTAGCTTTAGCTTCATCAATAGATAAATTTGCTGCCAATTTAGCTTGTTCTAAAGCATTTTCATTTCGTTTGTCAGAAATTGTTTGTGCAGCGGTAGCATCTTTTAAATTATTTTTATTACCCTTGAGCGCAAAATTTACTGCATCTTGATCTTTAAGATAGCTTAACTTATTACGAAGATTAGCGAAGTCTTGTTCTGCATATTGTTCGTCACGTTTATTTTCTGTTTCTGTTACGGCAAGCTTGGCAAACTTTTCGTTGAGTTTAGTTTGATTTTTATAATCTTCCTCAGATGCCTGATAAGCTTCCTTTTCAGCATCGAAAACACGCTTCCGCTCTTCCAATGCACGATCATAACCCTGTTGATCAACAGCTTCCCGAAATGTAATCTCATTTTCGTTATTCTGTCTATTAGTTTCAACAGTTTGTTTTTCATATTCGTAAACATCAGCCCTCTGATTGTTCTCAAACTTCCAATTCTTTTTGTCCTGCTGAAACTGTTTTTTGATCGCCTCTTTGTTTGCAGAATCAGCACTACTAGCACCAGCAACACTCGCGCCCAAACCCAATACACTAACACCAAGACCTATCCATGCGGCTGGCATAATTTAACTCCTTTGATAATAACGTGGGGTATACACTCCCTCCCACATTAACTTGTTCAATGTTGAAGGATATGGTGAATCGCTAAAGATTCTAAAATTAAAGTATTCATTCCGTTGATGAATAGGAATAGTAAATACTAATTGTTTGTAAATTGGTAACGTATCTGCCTTATAAAACTCTGTATTTGCTACGCTATAGGCTGTAGTAAATTCATCGTTATCGGTATAATTTTTAATTTGAAAATCAACAAGACCAGAATTAGTAAAAGAGAACTTGTAACGACTAATGCGTAAAGACGCTGTGTAATCAGCAGATTCTCCAGACCTAAAAAATGTAGTAGGTAGGTCTAATATCATGTCATACTTATATCCGATTACGTAGTTAGAAGCATCAGGTACAAAATTACCAATGATCTGAAAATTATTACCTTGAATAGTTGCATCAAAAAAGGCTCCACACTGTTGATTACTGATAGGAGCACCGGCTGAACCAGCAGCAACTGCGGTAGTAGAGAAGATCAGACAGGGTTTAGCTCCAGATGAAGTATCAAGTATTGGGTAATTAGCAGGTACAGGAATTGTAGTTAAATCAGTACTAGAATCATACGTAGGTGTACCAGTATTACTTGTCCATAAATCAAGGTACGGCCCCAAAGCTATATTAGGAGCAGAGGTTAAGAGACTGTCATCGGGACTCTTATTTAGTGGTATTTCAAAAGCAATAACCTTATTATCTACAGTTCCAGCTAGACCAAACATAGTATCATTTGTAAATCTAGAGGCAAGTGAGTTACCAGGTAATTGCCATTTAAACCACGACGCTTGTTGCCGTTGACCACCATCCATAAATTGCTTATAAAACCATACATAAGACTGAGTTGAATCAGACATGGCTATGAATTGATTCTGTGGATTGGAAGTGAATTGATTAATGGATGACGGGATATACTCAGAAGCAATCTTACTTACCTCAGTAGTAACAGGGTCGTTATCCATACCTCTAGTTAAAAGCCTGAAAGCATGAGAGTAACGAAGTGTTTTAGATATATAATAAAATTCACCACCTAACTCAACAGGCCTTAAGTTATCATCAACTTGATAATTAGAGATTGATTTGATAATAGCAGTTTGTGGAGTGATAACACCAGAGTCTGCAACCATCATAAACTGCTCATTATTAGCAAATAATATGAGCCCCTGTGCTGCAGGAAGGACGTTAGAAAGACGTATGGATCTAACACTACTAGCATTTAAATCAACAGGGTCTGAAGCAATACTGATTTGTGCTGACTTATTGTAGAAGTCATGAACCTGTGGTGTAGCAGATACGTTGTCAGCCTTTAGCGGTTGAGACATAACAACGTTATCTTGAGATAGAAAACCTAACCTATTAAAATAAAAAAAGGTATCCTGAATGGTGCTTCCCACGAAACTAGGATGGAAATTAGTAGCATCGTCACCAACAGTTCTATCACTATAAAGCTCTTCCCCTAAAGTAAATGTATCTCTACCTGTTGGATTATCAATAGTTTTCAGTAAGTTATGTGGTGCAGTCCAATTATTAAATCCATTAGAAATTCCAGGGAGAATTGTTTCAGACCAAGAGGAACCATTCCAGGTTACATAGTAATCGTCATTCTGAGTATTCTCAGTATTAATGATTTTATAAATACTGCTTACAGCAGGACTTACAGGTAAAGATGCAAAGGTAGATACACTGCCAGTTAAAGATCCAGAAGTAAGAATAGTGCTAGGACTAACAACCATCTTTCTATTTAAAAGAGTTGTTCCCTTCTCAACAGTAATCGTCTTATAATCGTTCCTAGAACTACCAGTTAGATAAGCTCTTGTTGTACCTGCTCCGCTGCCATCCTTGGACGAAGACGGATCAGTATCATCCGAATAGACTATGTTGCACTCCAGGTTTGTACTAACATTCCACAGTCTGATTTGACCATACGTAGACAATGTTGACCCAGAATAAGTAGCTGGAATGATACAACCAAAGTATAATGAATCCTCTTCTCTAGAAATAGAGAACCAAAATGCATCCTTCACATCAACCAAGTTGACTGGATTGTCACTTAGATCTAGCAATGTATTTAGATATTTACTACCTGGACGTTTCTGTAGACCAAATACAATATCAGGGTATCCATTCTGACATTCCTTTAGGAATCCAGGTTTCTTAACTACATCAGGTTCTTGAGAGACTCCAAATATATAAGGAGAGATTTCTTGTGTAATAGCAGGCATTATCGAGTAAGTGCTTTGAAAGGTTGATAGCTGTTATAGAACTGCCCATTATTGTTGTAGCCAAAGAAGTACCTATCGATCTGACGAGTATCATACTCTAGTGCATAAGCCCTACAGGTAACTTCCTGTTCAGCAAGTGCTGAGTATTGAGTACCGTCGCCAATAGTTCTTTGAGAAAAAAACTTAGCAGCTCTTGCAACAATGTAAGATTGAATAGGAATAGGTATTGCTACAAATTCTACAAACCAAACCACATCACATTTAATAGTTTGAGACCATATAAATGAGTGGGAGATTATATCATATAATTTGCGTGTAGTAGAGCCTGTTGATTGAGTTCTGACAACTGCTCTCTTATCTTTATTGTATGCATTGGAATCTGTCAATGATACCTGCAATGCTGTGCTAGGTACAGTAATTGTTCCATCGGATTGACGAACCATACTGTAATCATATTCTCTATTAAAGGTCCAACCTTCAGCCTGCACATCCCTAGACACTTGCATCAGTGTGTCGTAAGCAATTGCAACGTCAGGGTTGGATTGATTTAGGTTTGTAACAGGAGCCTGTCCAATGCTTTCTAGCATCTGATTAATGGCCTGTAATTCAAAGTGTGTTTTACTGAAAGCAGATTGTGTCATGAGATTTGTTCTCAATAAGAGAATAAAAAAAAGGAGCCTCCGAAGAGACTCCCGTATAAATCACGAGGTAGGAGGTACTCGTGGTGTGTTTTGCGACTTAGGATCGAGAGCTTCTGGCGAACCATAAGCAATACCACCTGTCCATTGTTCTGTTTCTGATTTAACCGTTGAACCTAAAACAGCACCCAGGCCAGAAGCACTGTAGGAGCTTTGTGTTTTAGCAACGGAATATCGTGTAGTAGTAGGCATAATTAATTACCAAGAGTTGCAGTCCGACCAATCTCGATACCAACAGCAGGATCCTGAGTTGTTGAAGACACAGGGTTAGCTTGCTTGTCAGTACGATTAGCCATTTCCGTATGAATTGAAGGATCAACTGTGTACGGAGCACTTGTACCAGGAGTTTGTGGCATAACCAATTACTCCTTATCAGCTCGCAGCTTGCAGCTCAATGGCGCAAGCAGGGTTGAGAGTACCAACACCCATAGCCAGACGGCCAACGATGATGTCACCCTGATACATGGTTTTCACATCTGCACCAGTGGTCTGGACAGAAGGACCAATTCCTTCAACAACACCTGCAGCATCTTTCTGATAGATGAGTCCACATGATGTAGTGAAGTCGCCGCCATAGAAGTTGTTCTCACCAGCGACGGGATCAATAACACCTGCAGTTCCACCACCAGTAACCATAAATGGCAAGTTGTTGGAACGCTTGATCGTGATACCAGCAATCTCATAGAGACCTTCACCGGAGTTCAGGTTGCCCTGACTGTTTCCGTAGTCACGGTTGAGAATATTCGAATCGACCTGCGACACAAGTGCGTAATACTGTCGTGGTGACAGTACAGCAGTGCGTCCATCACGGGGTACATTCTTCTCATCAAGAATGGAAGCAGCTTCAAAGAAGCTATCAACCAACGATTGAGCGTTGTACTGATTACCAGTACCAAGTTTGATGACCGAACCACCTGGCTCAGGACCAGGAGCAGCAGTGATCGGGTGTGCTTCGCGAGCTGCAAGAGCAACTGTACGGAACACTTTCTTGTCATAGGCTTCAGCTAGAGCATGTCCAATCTTCTTGGAGATCTCAGAGCGAAGGGAGTAATGAGCAAGTGTTTCATCGAGATCGTAGATGAAGGCTGAAGAAATCAGGAGGTCATCCATGATGATGGTCTTCTCTGCCACTGGAGGATCACCACTACCAAGAATCGGAGTTCCAGGAGTGTGGTAACCAGCCGTCATACGACCAGTGAAGATAAATTGCATGGACTTACCATTGGCAAGTTGACGGTTTTGGACCGTACCCTTAGCAATACATGCAGATTCATAAGCTTTAAACATTTCTCCACTGAAGAGTTTCAGATAGAGAGCGTACTTTCCAGTAGAATCACCAGGCTGATAACCAGGTGTTGTAGCGTTTGTAGCCGTAGAAAGTCCGAGTTGTGGATTGGAGTTAATACTTCCAATCGGAGTTGAGGTACTATTAGGAGGAGTACCGGCAGCAGCAGTCATTGTTTTAAAGAGGTTATTTGTGTGCTTTGTTGTCCTCTACGCGTAGAAGTTATTTAGTTTTTTTATAAGCAGTCTTCTAACCGAGACCATGGTTCGACAACAGCGTATCCTCGTAAGGGACTGAAGCCTAATACTGAAGGAAGGACTTGCACCTTCCAGTAAGCTTACTTATTCAGTTGTTTGTAAACTACACCACGATAACGAAGAGCATCAGCTTTATAATTTGCTGATTTTTTCTTTTGATTTGTGATGTAGCGGGTAACGATGTTGGACATTAGTAGTACCTTATGCATAGCTCCCGTTCCATAGCTATGTATCATGCGACCTTAAGGTTGAACGTAAGGTAATTTATTTAGTAACAATCATTGCCCATCCATTATATGGATTAGGGATTGCCCATCTTGGAAGCCAATTCTTAAATGAGTAGTGGAGACATGCACCATCTAATGATGGGAGGTAACCACCTGAACCAAGGTTAGCATCACCATTAGGGTCATGCATGTAAAAACCAGTGTCATCATAACCTACAACAACGGACCAATGACCACCACCAGTTGGTGCAGAAGGAGGGCCATAATGTAGCCAACCAACAGCAACTGGTCTCCCCTGATCAATCTCACCAATCAGGGTTTTCTTTTCACAATTAGTACGGAACCTTGGATCAAGTCCAAGACTACGTAATGCAGACTCCTGTGCCATAGCATCAGTGCTGTCTCCATACTTCTGTCTAACTGCATTGTATGCATCATCCCCCTCAATGTAGCCATGATACATAGCAATCATTGCACAAGAGGATGAGAAGCATTCTCTGTATCCGGTGCCACTTACATTATCTAATTGAGATTGATATGGTACATCCAGAATTTTTTTAGTCATATTTATTCAGGTAGAAGTGCACGACGAACAGCAGCGACTGCTTGATCATCGAGAGTGTTTTCAGTTTTTTTAGCAAGTGCTTCAAGCACGTCAACAATAAGTTGCTTGACCTGTTTACTAGTCAGAAAGCTAAACAGAATAGGGCGGAGAACAGTAAAAATCATGATGATAATTTGTCGAGTTTATTTTCAATGCGGACCATATGATTTTCCATACGATCCAGAGCAGAAGTAAAATCAGCTTTAGATAAATATGATTCAGCTACCCTTAGTTCATGATGATCAACACGACGATCTAGACTATCAATTTTACTGTGTAGCTGTCGGGTGGCAGCTCCAAGAGCAGTGAACAGCGCAAGAGCTACTGTTACACCAATCTCAGTCATTAGGCAACGACCTCTTCTGCGATATCAGTTGTACCATCTGCTTTTTTACCAGACAGGACTTTACATGCAGCTAGGCGCTGTGCTGTTGTACCGGAGTTATAGCTGTCGCCATAACCAGTTGTAGGAACAAACCATTGATCACCTGTAGTGTTGACCATATATTGAACTTTACTCAAAGAACGATTGCTAGGGTTATATGCTAAGGACATAATAATAAGAAATGAAGAAAGAGTAATTAATAATTACCCGATAGAAGGTGCAGTCAGTGCTACTTCAGTAGTAGAAGCTGCTGCAAGATCAAGTGGGAAGTTGTGAGCATTCCGCTCATGCATGACTTCCATACCTAAACCACCACGGTTCAGGATGTCAGCCCAAGTATTTACGACATGTCCTCCATGGACAATCGATTGATTAAAGTTAAATCCGTTTAGGTTGAAAGCCATGGTAGATACACCAAGAGCAGTAAACCAGATACCAACAACAGGCCAAGCTGCCAAAAAGAAGTGGAGACTACGGCTGTTGTTAAAAGAAGCGTACTGAAAAATAAGACGACCAAAGTATCCATGAGCTGCAACAATGTTATAGGTCTCTTCCTCTTGACCGAACTTATAACCGTAGTTCTGACTTACCTGTTCAGTCGTCTCACGAATGAGAGAAGACGTGACAAGGCTTCCGTGCATAGCAGAGAACAAAGCCCCACCAAATACGCCGGCAACACCAAGCATATGAAAAGGATGCATAAGAATATTATGCTCCGCTTGGAAGACGAGCATGTAATTGAAGGTCCCGGATATCCCGAGAGGCATTGCATCTGAGAAAGAACCTTGTCCAAATGGATAGACAAGAAAGACTGCCGACGCTGCGGCAACGGGTGCTGAGTATGCGACAAAGATCCAAGGCCTCATACCAAGTCGATAACTAAGTTCCCATTCTCGTCCCATGTAAGCGTAGATACCGACAAGGAAGTGAAAGACGACAAGTTGGAATGGTCCTCCGTTGTACAACCATTCATCGAGACTTGCTGCTTCCCAGATGGGGTAGAAATGAAGACCGATTGCGTTGGAACTTGGGACGACTGCCCCACTGATGATGTTGTTGCCATAGAGTAAAGAGCCTGCGACTGGTTCACGGATACCGTCGATATCAACGGGTGGTGCTGCAACGAATGCAACGATGAAGCATATAGTTGCTGCTAGTAAAGTAGGTATCATTAAGACACCGAACCAGCCAACATAAAGCCTGTTATCTGTTGAGGTAACCCATTTGCAAAAGGCTTCCCAGTTATTTTGTTTTTGTAGTCCTGAAAGAATAGTGGTCATTAAAGTAATAGTGCATTTTTTTGTAGCAATTAGGTAAGACCATTTTTAGGACTTGGCTGTCCAATAGCTGCGGAGGGAATTGCACCCTCCTTATTCTATTCAGCTAGTTCATTCGATAAACTTCAACAGGTGCTACACCAACATCTTTCATGCCAATGCGTGTAGCTGTTCCTTTAGATAGGTCAAGGTGCCGTCCAGGAATGTACGGTCCTCTGTCTGTGATCATCACCACTTCGCAAGTCTTATAACAAACCCGTAGCCGGGTGCCAAAGGGGAGGGACTTGTGAGCTGCAGTACTGGCATACATGTTGTACACGGAGCCATTAGCAGCGGTGCGACCATGGAAATAATCGCCATACCATGAAGCTGTTAATACGATAGTGGATAGGAGTGGAATCATTTTTTCTTTTTTACACAGTTATTTACTCGGGTACCCCCTTTTACTTTGGTACCAGATTTTTTGTAGCCTTTCCAACAAGACTTATCAAGACGAGTCTTAGTAGCCTTTTTTTTTGCTGCCACCTTTGGCTCCTTTACATCCTTTCTTAGCCATAATTAAAAATTCAAATTAGAACGTTCTAGTTTTTCCATTACTTCCTGACGATATGCAGGATCCTTGTCATATTTAGCATCAGACATAGCTCGTACTACGGCTGCCTGACTCTTAAAGGTATCACCTTTATCTGAACGTGGAGCTTTACCTGTAAGCATCTCACCTTCTACACCCTGTGAATTCCCATAACGCGAGGCCAATGCTTGTACTGCAAAAAAGGCAGAAGCACGGTCACCATTCTGCATGACTTGATCATACATAGCAATCTCTTGCTCATTAAATGCAGACTTTGCCCATGCCAACATATCAGTATAGGATTTAGCACCACCAACCATATCTTTTAAAGAAGTTACATCTTCATTACTCATGTTAGATACAGGCTGCGTACCTTGAAACCTAACATTTAGATAAGCTTCTGCTAAGTCAGCCTTAGACATAGACTGTAATGCAGAATGAAGTTCATCAGAATAATTATCTGAATCATTCTGGGACTCTTCCCATAAACGTTCAAAAAAATCAATCTCCTCTTTCTGCGGCTCAGGTTCTTCAGGTGCTTCTGATTCTTCTACAGCCTTTGGTGCTTCTGATTTACCTTCGCTAAATTTAGATTGAAGTTCCACATAAGCTTTCTCCAATTCTTCAGCATCTTTGTATTTACCAGCTAGGAGTTGTTGCTCCTGTTCAGCCATCTTTTCACCAACAGCTAGAGAGTCCTGCTCATCTGCTGAAAGTTCTCCTTCCTGTTGTTCAGAAGGGTTATACGTCATTGTTGCCATTTGCACTAATTACTTTTAAGTTTCCAAGACCAACCGTCTCAACATAATTGGTGGATCTGCCTAGGGTTGGAGTACCAATTTTTGGACGTTGGGCATATTTGTTCGGGTTGCCAGCTATACCTGGACCGCGCTCCTCTTCAGGAGGAAGCTCTTCACGTTGTTGTGTTGGCTTCTTGCGAGTACGTGCTGGTTTCTTGTTTTCTTCTGTCATTGTTGTTGTTGCATCTGTGCTTGTTGCTGATCTAGTTGTGCAAACTGACCAGCTTGTTTAGCCATTTCCATATCAATAGCTGAGTTTTGCTGCTGTGATTGTTCAGATTGACGCTCGTCCATACTCTTAACTAAGTTAAGGACATCAATACCTTGAGCAGCAGCTAGACGTTTAATCACCTCATCACTATTGATATACTGCTGCATGGCTTCTGGACCAAGTGTCTGAGATACAGTGTTCATAAAATTAGTTAACGCTTCACCGTCTTGACCACGACCAATAGCACCTAGACCTGCAACAATAGTAGGGTTGACGAAATCTTTTGGAATCTTTGGTATATCCTTTGACTTCTGCAAAGTATCAAGTTTACGATTCAGATATGGAATCAAAAATTCAACGCTTAGCAAACCAAACAATCCACCAAGTTGCTTCTCTAGTTCCATCTGCGTCATACGTACTTCCTCAGCAGTAGTACGATCAGAGTCACGTACATTAAGGACAAGAAATGCTTCTGCTAGACGCTTTTCTAATATCTGCATCTGTTGCATGGCAGTCTGGAAATCTGCACCCTTACCTACATTAATAACACCAATGTCTTCAGGTCTTCCTTGTACGATTGCACCGTTGCCTGCTGCCGCCAGAGTCTGTGGTTTAGTTGTACTGCTAGGAGATACAACAAAGACTACTTTAGCTGCTGCTGCTGAGCCCTCTACGATAGCCTGAGAGAGTGCCTCAAGGGACTTAAGGTCACCCATAAATTCCTCTACTCTGCCTCGTCCATATGGTTCAGCATCTACTGTATTAAAACGAAGAGTGATCCAGGGATTAGTATCAAGTGGTGCCTTGCTAAATGATTTTGGCAAGCGTTCACCCATTGATTCCTGATACCAGATGACACGATTGTCCTCACGCTTTACGTGAGTGTAGACATCGACATCATCATCTTGAGTACTCTTGTTTCCATCATCACCTACGGCATTGATTCGTTTCTTTGCAGAAGTAGGTGACTTACCTTCTACAATTTTTCTATTAATTCTTTCGCGTGTGACAATCTCTATGACATTACCATCACCATCTCTATCGACAACATACCGGTTTAGTGGAAACAGTTTGAGCTTATCCTTACCCATAAAAATGAGTGCATTACCAGTAACAACTAAGTGTTTTAGTGCTTGATGTACGACTACACGATCATCAGAAGCAGAAATCATTTCATTAATTGTCCGCTCGATCTTGGCAAAGCTAAGATCCATTTCTGTTTTCATTTGTGCATCTACACCTTGCTGTAGTAACTTGGCTTCATCTAACTGAAGCTTAAAGAAACTAGTTTGTACAGGTAATATTGCAAGCATAAGTTTTGATGCCAAGGTGACAACACCTTTAGCTCCTACGCTTTGCCACGGAGTCAACAATTGACTACGTGATTTCACATTATCTTCATCATCCCATCGGATGATATAAGGAAGGGTAAGCTTTGCTGCTTCTACGGCAGTCTCTAGATATTGGTCACGGTCAGATCGGAGTGCCGTGTAGCGACTAAGAGCTGTTTCCATGATTAGCGTTTAGATTTTTTATTTTTGAAAGGATCTGGATTAAATTTAGAAAGCCTTCTAATCTGCTTTTTGTTTTTTTTAATATCCCTTGACAAGCCTTTATTGATCTTATTAAGATCCACTCTTTTTGTCTCATTAAAACTACCTCGAAGATTGTCGAGATAGCTTTTATACTTACCAGGCTCTTTAGCTTTACTAGCTAATCTGTCTACTTGTTTTTGAGTCCTGTCTAAATTATACTTCTCATCAATAGCGCTTACATCTATGGTCTCCATTTTATACGCTTGACTTGAAAAGTCCATATTATAATCTCTTACTTTTGGTTTATATTCTTCCTCTTTCTTTTCAGTCGGCTTTACTGGTGCACCATACTGTGGATTATTGTAGGCATTAATTAGTTTTTCTCTATCTGCCCTGCCCGTTACACCAGCAACACCTAGTTTCTCCCCGCCACCTTTCTTATAATTCTCCTTAAATTTCTTCCAAAACGCTTTCTCATCATTAAGCCTCCACTCTTTAAAATAATTATTATCCTCACCAGGTCTACCAGAAAGTGCCTGACTTGAATACTGCTTGGCTAGATCTTGAATCTCTTCAGCAGCTATATAATTATCCTTAGAGTACTCATTAAATTTTTTGTTAAAACTACCCATCGTTATTCTCCATCCTTTCAATCAACCATTCAACAACAGAACGTTGACCAGCTTTGTACATAATTGTGTTCATATCGTCAGTTGGTGAGGGAGTAAATGGTGGAAAAGTTTGTTGTGCTTCGAGTGCTAAAGCGTTGGCTTGCATACCTTTAGCCTCTAGCAAACTAAGCATATTGTGGGAGGTTAACATTACTATGCTCGAAGAATGCTGGCATCCTTGCTGACTTAGTAGCAGAAAGCTGTGGTGCTTTACCCTGATACATTAAGGTGTCGCTAGAATCCAACCAAAATTTTTTATCTAGATATCTATCGG